AAAATTAGGCTTCGCAGGAACGCTTGACAGGGTAATAGAAATGAATGGTGAAAAATATTTGATCGACATCAAAACAAGCGGCTCAATATGGCCATCATATTGGCTTCAACTGGCAGCGTATGAAAAACTTTTGACCGGAGAATACGGCTATAACCCAATTCATAAAACAGCAATCCTTTGGCTTAATGCAAAAACAAAAACTGACGGCAAAGTGGGAACCTTTCAGGGAAAAGGCTGGCAGTTAATTATTAAAGATAACCTGGATAAAGAATGGCAGCTTTTCTTGGCCACTTTTCAATTATGGAAAGCGGAGAACGAAGGCGCTATGCCACGGCAATTGTCTTATCAACTGAAACACAGATTAAAACTCAATGGCGCTATATAAAAACATACCGGGTTACAATGGCGTTTATCTCGCATCAGATAAAGGCGATATTTTAAGTCTTAACCAAAAATATGGGAAACTAAAACTTTTGGATAATGGTAAGGGGTATAAGATTGTTTACTTATACAGAAACGGTAAAAGGCAAATGTTTCGAGTTCATAGAATTATTGCAAAACTTTTTGTTCCTAATCCAAATAATTACACAGAAGTTAATCACACCAAAGGTATAAAATCTGATAACAGGGCATCGCAATTAGAGTGGTGCACAAGACAACAGAATATCAAACATGCTTTGCAAACAGGATTAACTAAACCTATATGTGGCGCAAATCATCATTCAGCTATATCTGTATTCAGAAAATCAAACAAAAAAGTTTTACGCAACAATAACAGAGGCGTCAAAAGATACCGGGCTTTCTTTTAAAAAGATTAAAAACAGAATTAAAAACAACAACGATTTCATAACAATTAAAAATTAAAAAACAATGGCAACAGGTAACAACAGTAATGCGGCCTTTTATTCTATCTCTAATGGGAAGATATGCCGCCAGTTTCAACAACCTACTACCGCAAGTGTTTCCCGGGTAAATGCAAACGGAAAAACGGTTAATGAAGAATTCTATGATTATATAGATGGAATCATAACCGAAATAAAAACCCGCGAAACAACCTACGGAAAACAGTGGGTTATTACATTAAAAGATGATGCAGGTATGCAAGCGCTTCAAATGAATTATTCAGGCGGATATGCAGCCGCTTTTCTTAAGACACTCCCAAATGTTAATCTATCAGAAAAAGTGGTTTTTATTCCAAAATTAACCATTGAGGGAGAAAAGAAAAAGGCAACTCTCTTTATTTCTCAAAATGGAAAAGCCCTTAAACATTTTTACACAAAAGAAAATCCAAACGGATTACCTCAACTAAGCCAGGTAAAGATTAAAGGCAAACTTGTTTATGATGATTCATCCATGATGGACTTTCTTGAAAAAATGGTGGTGGCTGACATTCTTCCAAAACTTTCAAAAACAGCTACCCCTGAACCTGCAGTGGCCGGTGAGGAAACAGAAGACGAAATGCCTTTTTAAAATTTACACATGACACTAAGAGACTACCAATTAAGTATAGCTGTTTCGGCGGCTGTACTTTTAAAAGAATATAAGATTGCGTACCTGTCGATGGAGGTAAGAACAGGCAAGACAATTACCTCTTTTCATGCTGCACAACTTTATGGCGCGAAAAAAGTAATTTTTCTTACCAAAAAAAAGGCAATCAGATCAATTAAGAATGACTACCAGGATTTTAAACCTTCTTTTCAAATCGTAGTTACCAATTATGAGCAACTGCAAAACTTTCAGGAAGAAGATTTTGATTTAATAATCTGCGACGAAGCGCATTGTTTAGGGCAATTTCCTGTGATTGCAGAAAGAACAAAATTGTTGAAAAATATTGCGCAAGGGTTACCTGTGATATTTCTTTCCGGCACGCCTACGCCCGAATCTTTTTCTCAAATTTTTCATCAACTGTATATATCTTCTTTTTCTCCTTTTGCTGATCACAAAAACTTTTATTCGTGGGCAAATGCGGGCTATGTGCATAAGAAAACAAAGTATGTTTTTAACCGCCAGTTAAATGATTACAGTCACGCAAACGAGCAAATGATCAATGAGAAAATAAAACACTTATTTCTGTCTTACACTCAAAAAGATGCAGGATTTACGCAGGCTGTAAAAGAGCAGGTCTTAAAAGTTGAGATGAAAAACAGCACCTACGCCCTTGCAGATAAAATAAAAAAAACGCGGGTTCATATTGGAAAAGATGGACAGGAGATAATTGCAGATACAGAAGTAAAGTTGATGCAAAAGCTGCATCAAATATATTCAGGAACGGTAATTACAGAAAGTTGCACACCGATAATTTTTGACACTTATAAAGCTGACTTCATAAAGACTTATTTTAAAGGGAAAAAGATTGCCATCTTCTACAAATTCAAAGCAGAGTTTTCGGCGCTGTTAAAAACCTTTGGTGATAAGATAACGCTTTCGCCTGAAGAGTTCAACGAAAGACGAGATAAAATATTTTGTTCTCAAATCCAAAGTGGTCGCGAAGGTATAAATCTATCCACGGCAGACGCACTTGTGATGTACAACATTGACTTTTCTTCTGTAAGCTACCAACAGGCAAAGGCCCGCATACAGTCAAAAGACAGAGAGGAGGAATGCATGCTGTATTGGATATTTTCTGAAAGAGGAATCGAAGAAAAAGTATATGAAAGAGTGATCGCAAAGCAGGATTATACGCTGCGATGGTTTAAAAAAGATTTTGGAATTAAAACCGATAAAGTAAAGGCCGAGCTTTTATAAAAATATATTTAAAAAACTGCAATGATTGTGAATAAACAACTGGCAAAAAGTAAAGGAGTTGATAATAAAGATCTTTGGGAAACACCGTTGAATATTTTTAAATCACTTGACGCGGAATTTAATTTTACTCTTGATCCGTGCTGTGAAAAACATACTGCAAAATGTAAAAAATATTACACTCCTAAAGAAAACGGTTTGATTAAATCATGGGAAAGCGAATCTTGTTTCGTTAATCCACCGTACAGCCGTAATAATATAGATCTATGGGTTGAAAAATGCTTCTTGGAAAGCCAAAAAGATAATACAACAGTTGTTGCGCTATTACCTGTTTCTACATCTGCAAAATGGTGGCATAGTTGGATTGTAGGGAAGTCTGAATTAAGGTTTATTGAAAGGCGTATAAGGTTTAAGGGAGGCAAATTTACTGCTCCGTTTAGTTCTGTAGTTGCTGTATTTGGTTATACTGGAATTAGGTCAATGAATCAAATTAAAAGCTATTAAAAATGCTCTCGCTATCCAAACTTAATAAAATCGTTTTGCAGCCAAAAGAGGTGGCTGTAGTTGATCAGGATGTAGTGATCATTGATGAGATAAGCGATGAGGATTTAAGGAGCGCAGAGCCGGAAATAACTGAATCATTATTTCCTTTTAAAAACAGGCAGGAAATAATTGATGAGGCTGCGAGGCTGGGAAAGTTTTTTAAAGATAGGCAATTACCAAACGTGTATATAAGCGGCATAAAAAATCTTCGCCTCTTTGTTGATAAAACATTTGAGAACATGCGCACTTTTTACATTGACGATATGTATTTAAAAGATAGGGTTATTGATCTGAAATGTATTGAAAGAAAAGTAAAATGAAAATTGAATTAAAAAGGAATCCGGTTAAGGGACGCTGCCAGGTTAAGTTTTGTAACAAAAAAACTAAAGGCAAAATGTGTTCAACACATCGTAGTCAAAAGTGCCGCGCAAACGACCCTGTTAGATATGCTTTTTACAATTTAAAAGCAAGTGCAAAGAGAAGGAACATTGTTTTTACAATTACGATTGAACAATTTCGGGATTGGTGCAGGAAAGTGAAATACATAGGTTTCGCTGGCAGGTCTTCCACATCTTTTACGATTGACCGGATTCACAATGACATAGGTTATCATATCGACAATATAAATGTGATGCAAAAGGGCGACAACGTTAAAAAATATTTCTACTACGACTATAGAACAAGGGTTGCTAGATATGAAAGAGGTGAAGTTATTGAAGGGCCTTTTTGAAACCGATTTTATCCAATAATATAAAAAACAAAATAACTGATTTTATGACAAAAGAAGAAGTACTACAAAACTGCACTGTACAGGGAAATATTATTAAACTACCTACAGGCCAACTTGAAAGAAAATTATATTTAGAAGTTGCCAAATCTTTAGAACTAATTGGCGGCAAATGGAAGGGTGGAAAAGTGTTTGGGTTTGTGTTTCCATCGGATCCAACAAAACTACTCGAGCAAATTGCGAGCGGAGAAAAAAGGAATCTTAAAAAAGAATTTCAATTTTTCGCAACACCGGCGCCGCTGGCTGAAAAGTTAATTGCGATGGCTGAAATAGAAAGCCACCACACTATTTTGGAACCAAGCGCTGGGCAAGGCGCACTTGTAAAAGCGATAAACAATCTCATACCGAACAAAAGAGTTTATTGTTATGAGTTAATGCCAGTCAATCAAACTTTTTTGAATGAAATCGATACGGTTGAATTTATCGGCGAAGATTTTTTGAACACTGATAATACAAATGCGTTCGATGTAATCATAGCAAATCCTCCATTTTCGAAGAACCAGGACATAGACCACATCAAAGAAATGTACAACCGTTTAAAACCAGGTGGACGTATAGTTACTATTTCATCAAAACACTGGCGATATTCCAACAACAGGAAAGAAACCGAGTTTAAAGAATGGTTAAGTGAAGTTAATGCAAGTGTTGAAGAGATAGAGCCGGGAGCCTTTAAAAAAAGTGGAACAGAAGTAGGTGGTTTAATTATTACAATTAATAAGAACTAAGGTTGTTATTTCCTTTTTCATCATAAAATAATCCAATGAAAGAGTCCGAACTGCAAGCAAAAATTATTAAAAAATATACAAAAAAAGGGTATCTGGTTATAAAAATAATTCAGTGCAACCTAAACGGGTTCCCAGATTTATTACTGCTAAAAGAAGGCGAACGTCCTTTTTGTATTGAAGTAAAGACCGAAACGGGCCGGCTTAGTGAACTGCAAAAATACCGCATTAACCAACTGGAAAAGTACGGCTGCAAAACAGAAATATTGAACAAAATATAATCCTTTTTATTATGCAAATTGAAAAATTTTACAAGGCACAAAGTTTAAGAAAAGAAATCCTGGAAATGCAGGATGTCATATCCAGAGTTGATGAAAGTGGGAACACACTTGCCTTTATTGAAAAAATGAGCACGCCCTACCGTGAGCAAATGACTGAAAAAGCGTCCTCGCTGATAAAAAAAGAACTTCAAAAAATTGTTAAGCAGCTTGAAAAAGAATTTAACGACCTATGAGCAAATTATTAAAAGCTGCTATCGAGTATAAAAAACTTGGCGTGTCGGTAATTGCCACCGATATAAACAAGCGGTCTATACAGCAATGGAAAAAATACCAGGAGCGCATAGCAACAGATGAAGAGATTTCTTCAATGTTTGCCAGCGATAGGGCAGCCGGCATAGCGACCATTTGTGGCGAAGTATCCGGGAAGATGGAAGTGATTGACGTGGATTGTAAATATGATCTTACAGGCAACCTTTTTGAAGATTTCATGCAGGCGGTAGTTGACACAGATCCTGAAATTGCAAAAAGGCTGGTAGTGTCAAAAACAAAAAGCGGCGGTTATCATATTTTTTACCGCTGCCAGGTTATTGAAGGAAATAAAAAGCTGGCCCAAAGATATACCACGGATAAAGAGCGCCTGGACAACCCGCACGAAAAAATAAAAGTATTAATTGAAACCCGCGGTGAGGCTGGATACGTGATTGCTTCGCCGAGTGAAGGGTATAAATATATTCAGGGCACAATTAGAAATATATGCGAAATAACGCCTGTAGAACGCCAGCTAATTCTTGATACCGCCCGTAGCTTTAATTCGGTTGTTGAGGAAGTTTATAATCATTCCTTCATTGAAAACAGGCCTTTTAATAAAAGCCCTTTCCAGGATTATAATGAGCGGGGAGATATTATCGGGCTATTGCAAAAACATGGATGGCGTGTTGTGAAGGACATGGTTGATAAAACGGTAGTACTTCGCCCGGGCGATACGAAAAGTAAAAGCAGTGGCGACTATTCAAAAAAGATGGGCCTCTTTAGTGTATTTACCACATCAAGCGAGTTCGAGCCAAACAAAGGTTACAGGCCCGCATCGGTATACGCTATGCTTGAATGTGGCAATGATTACAAGGTGGCGGCAAAAAAATTATTGTCCGAAGGCTTTGGCGAGCCTTTTAAAAAGATTTCCCGTGATGTAAGAAAGTCTGTAATAAAAATGAGTGAAGAAGGCCTGGAAGAATCAAAGATGCAGGCAAAATTATCCGTCGCTCACAGCCTTACCTTATCTGAAGCAAAAGAGGTTATTGATACAGTTTTAAAAAGTGAAGAAAAAGACGACGATAGTTTTTGGTCGTGGGACCCGGATAAAGAAAAGATATCAATCATTTACACCCGGTTCATGCTTTTTTTACAGTCTCGCGGTTTTGGCCTTTATTTTTATGATCCTGCCTCAACGATATTTAAAATCGTTCACAATGACTTTAATAGGCTTGAAGAGGCAAGCAATGAACGGATTAAAAAGATTACACAGGAATATATTGAGAACTACAATCTTGAAGGCGTACAATATACCAAAGAGCAACTTTTGGAGGTGTTATATCGCAATAACAACATTTTTGCCGACAGTCTTTACGAATATCTTCCTTCATTAAAAATAAATTTCTTAAGAGATACAAAAGACACCTGTTATATTCCTTTTAAAAATGGCATTATTGAAATAACAGCCTCCGATGTTCAGATGTTAAAACACGGACAGGTGAATAAAGTTATCTGGAAAAGTGATCTGATTGATTTTAATGTAGATATACAGCTTGAAGATGATAACGGCTGCGAGTTCCTTGACTTCATAAGTAAAGTGGCTGGAGAAGACAGTGAGAGGCTTGAAAATATTATTTCCATCATCGGCTATCTTCTTCACAAATATAAGCATCCTGCAAAATCATTCGCCATTATTCTTGGCGAAGAAACAGAGGATGAATCTAAGGGCGGCGGAACAGGGAAGGGCGTTTTTATCAAGGCTATCGAAAAAATGATCAACGTAGAAACCGTGGACGGTAAAAACTTCAAAGCCGATAAAACCTTTGCCTTCCAGCGTGTTTCACTTGATACTAAATTAATCGCCATCCAGGACGTTGAGCAAAATTTTGACTTTAAGAAGTTTTATTCAATAATTACCGAAGGCCTTTCCATTGAAAAGAAAAATAAGGATGAGCTATATGTGAAATACGATGACAGCCCAAAGGTGATCCTTACCACCAACTACGCAGTCAATGATGATGGCAATCATGCCAAGCGCAGGCAAAGGTTAATTGAGTTTTCAAATTATTTTTCTCCAAATAGAACTCCTATGGATGAATATGGCCACCTTCTTTTTGACGACTGGGATAAAGACGAGTGGAACCGATTTTACAACTTCATGTTTTATTGTATTAGGTTTTATTTAAAAAATGGAATCCAGGATCTGAAGCAAAAGCAATCATATAAGAAAAAGAAAATTAAATCAATGTTTGGCGAGGAGTTCTTAAGCTGGTTTGAGGATTATGCCGGCAATGGGGCCGCAAATGAGCACAAATTCATGGATTTGTACACTCAATTTCAGAATGTAAGCGGTTTTGATAAAAAAGACTTTAGTATTAAAAGGTTTAAGAAGGGATTGAAAGTAGGGGCAGAAAACTTTGATTACCAATTAGTTGAAGAAAAAAACAGGCAGGATAATAATTTGCTTTATATAAAAATGAAGAGTTTTAAAAAAGCAGAAAATAAAACGATAACGGCTGAAAGCCACGACAGTATTGAGGTTTAGAGGATTGTAATCGAAATGGGGTGGTTTTTCGCGTTTTCTTACTTTCTTCTATAAATATTATAACCTACTAAATATAGAATATAATTTAAGGTGGGTTAAAAAACTAAAAAAATCGGTTACAATGATTACAACGTTGATTATCAATGAGAAGTGGGTTACAAATCGGTTACAAAATTTAAAAAATTAATTACAATTGATTACAAACAAAACAATATGAAACTAAAAAAAGAAGACACATTATTTATTTTAAACGGAAACGCTATAGTTAAAGATTTCGTGGGTGATGGGTACAAACCTACCAAAAATTTAAAATACCACTCTTCCTGGGATTGGCTTTTACCTGCTTATAAAAAAATAGCTAATTACGATTTTGTCTCTTCTTATAAAAATAAAATACAAGAATCTATTTTAAATGTAAATATTGACGATGCTTTTTTATACCTGGTTTCATGGATAAAAGAATATAAAGATGCCGGACAATAGGATTATAAAATGGATGACAGAATCTCTTAAGAATAAGTATCAAAGGGCCATGGAAAATAGTGAATGGGAAATAGTATTAATCGCAGAAAGTAAGCTGAATGAACCAATAGAACCTGAAATAAGAGAATATATTTTTAAAAATTAAAGTTATGAAAGTAGAACACACAACAATTAGAAACCAAAGCCTTTTTTGTTTGAATTGCGGGGGCGAACATAAACTTATTTATCCTATCGCTATTCCAGAAATGACAAAGAAAATTGACGCCTTCAATGAATTGCACAAAGATTGTTTACCAACTTGGAAAGAACCAAAAGTAAGCAATGATAAAAGTGTTTATGAAAAGGCCATGTTTTGGATTTCAAACGGAGAACAAGGAAGTAGTTCAAAAACTATGTGGAACTGTTTTATGGGGAAGAAAAATTTTCCTATAAACCACCCTTACGATTCGGACGATTTTAAAAGGTGTTATAAACTTTTACAAACCGTTCCTGAATGGAAAAGTGAGCTAAATAAATTAAAACCGCTTTCAAAAGAATGGTCAAATCTTGTTGATAATTGGGATAAGCTAACAGAAATGTATGAGCAGAATGTAAAAGAGCACTGGAAAAATTATGAGAAAATTGGTATGTACGAATTTATGGAAACACTTATCAATTAAAAAGTTTGTTTACTGTAAAAAAGAAATTATGAAAAAAGAATTAAAAGATTTTATCCATCTGTATTTAGGTTGCCAATGCCAATTTGAGACAGACACATTCATTCTGGATGGAATTATTGGTGGCCAGATTGTATATAGCACAGAATCCGATGAAAGTGGCGAAGGTATTTATGATATTGAAGACATCAAACCAATCTTACGCAAACTTTCTGATATGACAGAAGAAGAAACAAATGAATTTAACATGATTTATTATGATGAACAATTTGAAACAGAATATCAAAAAATTATTACTAATGCAAAAGCAACTTCATTTCTTCTTTCCAAACATTTTGACATTTTCAATCTTATCCCATCAGGTCTTGCTATTGATTCTAAAACTTTAAAAGAAAAAATATGACTATCCAAAAAATAAAATGGAATGGCAGGGTTCAGGATGAAACCCGTCTTGCTGAAAAAGTAGGAACAAAATTTATTTGCGATGAAATAGAAGTTGGTGAATATCCGTGGCGCGGTGCTACTAAATATGCCAAGGAGATTACAGAAGATTCTCCTTACGTTTTTCCTATTCATTATTTTGATGGGAAGATATTAAGAATTTACAATCCTGTTGAAGTGCTTTTTATTCCTTAATTACTAAACCACAAAACTTTAAATAAATGAACCGCTTAATTTTCTTTTTAAAACTATTAGGAACCCGAAATTATTACGAAGGAGTCGATAAGCCAAACCCTTACCAATGGATTTACAAATGGCGCATTGGAGTTAAAACGGCTTGGAAAGTCGCTTGTATTATTTATCCCTTATAAACGAATTAAAATGAAACAAAAACTTTGGTGCTGTGTAAGGCCCACCCCTAATGAAACCTACTACGAATTAGAAAGTTTGTCCTATACAAAACACCTTTCAATATTATTTTTTGAGCGCGAAGGTGCTTTCGAGTGGAAAGAATTTAAAAAACGCGGCTGGAAATGTATTAGAGTAGAAGTAGAAATTAAACCAATTTAAAAAGCATAAAATGAAAACAGAAGATTATTTCTTTGATGAAAAGTGTAATAAAATAAAAGAGTTCTCCTTAATAAAAATATTCCATTTTATAGGAGCGAGACGAAAAAAGCATTATATGTATAAATGGGTTCGATTAATGGAATTTAAAGGAGAAAAATATTGGGTTGCCTTGCATTTGTCCGACGATAGCGGCGACTACTTTCACCTTCGTTCTATTGCAGGTAAAGACCGGATTTTAAAAGGAGTAGAGGTCGTTCAAGAAAGGTATGATTCAAGAATTTAAAAATAACAATCAATGAAACAACAAATAAAATGAAAATCAAAGTAACCACAGAATTTATAATAGCTCTTTTATGTGCCATTATAGGCATTTCACTCGCAATTTCAACTATATAATTATGACACAAGCAAAGCAAAAGGCAATCGAAATTTATGAAGGGTTTTTTTATATTCTTCCTGCGAGCCTTTCTTCAAAGCAACAGGATGCAATCGCAAAAAAATGTTCTTTATTCTCTATTGCCGAAATAAAGAAAGTTGTAAAAGAGGTGGATGAATTAATAACGAATTACGAAGAAGAAATTCTGCTTTGGCAGGAAGTGGAAAGCGAAATTAAAAAACTTTAAAAACCGATATTCAATGAAACAACAAATACTCAATCTAAAAAAGAAACTACTGTTAGTAGAACTGCCGGAAGGCGCAGATAGGTTAAAAGTGTTTAATGATGAATCGGAACCTTATATATCTTACTTTAAAGGGCACAGTGCCCTTAGGTTTTATTTATCAAGCAAATGTTTATTAATCGGCAAACTAACTGATATAGCAGAGCAGCAATTTTTAGATTTTTGTGATTTCTTTACTCACGAAGATGAGATGGATGGAACTAAAGAAAATGTTTTCAGGGATTATACCGATAAAACATTTTTTGATACCGCTAAAGAATCTTTCTTCTCTTATTTGGAATCGCAGGGAATTTATTTTTCTAATCCATTAGGCGAAAAACCGTTTGTATCTGTATTTGATATCAACCCTGATTCTGTGGTTCGTAAAGAATATTATAAATGGGAAGAAGCAGAACAGAAAGTATGGAACAAGGATTTGATTTACATTTTTGAAGTCATCTAACTCATTTTTAACTAAAACCTCCCGTGTGTATAGGTAACCGGGTAAATATCATGTCAAAATTAAAAGGTGAAACCATTGTCTTTGAAGTACAAAGGGAAGGCAAAATTGTAGGTGTTGACGTTTTTTACAACGGAATATTTCAGCACAGGCAAATGTTTTAAGTTCAAAAACCTTATGGTGTATAGGTAAACCATTTTTGAAGTCATTTAAAATAAAAAATTATGGCAACTGTATTTGTTTATTACAAGAATGATGAAATAAGGGTATTAGATGCCGAAGAAGTAGGCACGCAGCATAATCAGCTGATCAAAGAAAACTGGAAGCATACTGCAACTTTAGATGTATGCAGGTGGATAGAATACTTGTTTAATAAAGCTGAAGATGTTGATGTGTTTGCTGAAATAAGAGAACTGAATGATGTTAATCACAATTAAAATAAAAACAGATGGAAGAATTAGCTTTAAAAATAGTTCGCAAATCTTTTGAAGGTAAAAAGGACAAAGCGGGTGAACCATACATTAATCACCTGCGCAGGGTGCACGATGCCGTCCCAAAACTTGGCGTGAACAATGAACTGAAAATTATTGCCTTATTACACGATATTCTCGAAGATTGCCCGGAATGGAACGAGAAGTCTTTACGCTGCTTTTTTCTTGATAGTATTGTTGATAGCGTAGTTGCTTTAACTCATAAAAAAGGTGACACCTATTATCAATACATTTCACAGGTTTTAGATGATGGGTGGGCAACAGAAGTTAAAAAGTATGATCTGGAAGACAATATGAATATTACCCGGCTTCCTGAATTAACAAAGGAAGATTTCGAACGGCTTAAAAAATATCACGAAGCATATAGGAGAATAACAAAATGCCTTAATTCGTGAGAACTTCTTTTACCATAGAATCAATAAAAAAATCAAAAGTTTGGGCACTCAATCAGCACCTCGAAAATACCGTGAAGCCAAAGAAGCGCCGGAAATACCGTAATAACCCATGTGAAGTTGATGGAATTAAATTCGATTCAGAAAAGGAGGCTAAGCGTTACGGAGAATTAAAGATTTTAAAAAAGATTGGTGAAATAGGGCTATTAGAGCGCCAAAAATCCTTCCTGCTTATAGAATCAAACCAAACAGAAAGAAAGTGTGAATACGTGGCTGATTTCGTTTATTGGGATATTAAAATCGGGAAGCAGGTTGTAGAAGATGTTAAGTCGGAGGCAACCCGTAAACTTTCAACTTACATTATGAAGCGAAAATTAATGAAGTCTAAATACAATATTGAAATTCAAGAAAAATGAAAACAGAAAAATTATACAGGTTTGTAGAAGTAACAGAGAGACTACCAAATAAGTTTGGAATGTATATCTGTCATATATTAATAATTGAGGACGGGTTAAGTTTTTGGCCTGTTTCTTACGTTCAATTCAATACAGATACAGGCCTATGGACTAACCCAAGTGTTTGCGGAACAAGCGGAGAAGTTATTGATTGGCTTGAATTGGTAGACAATATTGAAATAGAAAAATAATGGACACGGTTTTATTAAAAATTAAAAGAGCTTTTACTCAAGATGAATCTGTTAAGTACTTAATGGGAGAATTAAGGAAGGTAAAGGTTGAAATTGGTGTGAAAGATTCTGAAATTTCAGAACTAAAGTATTTAAACAATATCTTAAATATTGAAAATAAAAACCTTTCCAAGAAAATAAAAAAACAGTTATCAAAAGAAGATTTAAAAGAAGAGCGATTTACAGAAATGAATAAAGAATTAGATACCCTTCGCCGCAAAATCACCAAATTAAATGGCGATGTTGATTTATGGAGAAGTAAGTGGTTAAACTTAATAGCAAAAAAATGAAATACGCATTATGCCGACAGCGGGTGCGGTTCACAAGGCTTAGTATCTCAACCCAATGAGTGTAAATCTTCCCTACCTCCTGAGGGCTGGAAAGTACCCAAGAGCAATATCAGGCAAGGTGAACTAATGCGTATTTAAAAACATCGAAATAATAGAAAAATGAAAATAAGAAAAGAAATTCACACAAGAATGACATTCGCATACAGGCAAGCGGAATATTTGTTGAAGCGTATCAATGGAGCCGCAATTACTGGCAATATTCTTACTTGTGTATGGATGGATAAATTTTTGCAAGCCAGAAAAATATATATTCATTACATGAACGAATACCAAATAAATCAAAAATTACCATTAAAGCATGAATACAAAAATTCAGGAATTGCACGAAAAAGAAAACGAGTTAAATCGTGAAATCGGTAAAATTGATAAAGAAATTAAGTTGCTGCAAAAACGAAAAGTGAAATTAGCAAAGCAGGTTTCGGCTAATATGAAGTACAGAAACAAATTAATTGATCCGGCTAAATACAATATTGAAATAATAGAAAAATGAAAATCAACTTTGTTGGCATAGAATTTTAGATTTTTAAATCATGTCAAAATCAAAAAAAATAGAATCGTTAATTAAATCCGGCGCACGATCAGAAATGCCAGTGATTAAACCGATGCTGTGCACCCTTGTAAAAAAACCTTTTGATGATCCGGAATATCTCTACGAAATTAAATTGGATGGTTATCGGATTATAGCTTATGTGAAAAAAGGAAAAGTAATTTTAAGAACCCGGGGCGGATTGGATTATACTCATAAATATAAATCAGTAGCAAAAAAACTGGAAAAGTTTGAAGACGTAGTTCTCGATGGAGAAATGGTGGTGCTGAATGAAGAAGGGAAACCGGATTTTAATGCACTACAAAAAAACACCGGTGAAAAGCCCTTGGCGTATTATGCATTTGACATTCTTTGGATCAGAGGATATAACCTTATAGATCTTCCACTGTCAGAAAGAAAAGAAATTCTCTCGTCCATCACCTTTAATGACACCATCAAACGAAGCCATGTCTTTAAAAAAGGCATCGAATTATTCGAATTAGTCAGAGAGCACGACCTGGAGGGAATAGTAGCTAAGAAGAAAAACAGTAAATACCAGCCCGGTAAGCGAAGTAAAGACTGGCTTAAGGTACCCACAGAGCAAAGACAGGAGTTTGTAATCGGTGGATGGACGGAATCGAGCAGCGCCACACCTTTTGCATCTCTTCTTTTTGGCTATTATGAGAAAGGAAAATTAATATACCAGGGCCATGCCGGCAGCGGATACAAGGAAAAACAGAAAACAGAGATCATAGAGAGACTCAAAAAAATAGAAATAAAAAAATCCCCCTTCTCGAATAAGGTAGACAGCAACCGGAAGGCTCATTACGTAAAGCCCCAACTGGTTGCCAGCATAAAATTTGCCTCTTATACCAAATCCGGGAAGATAAGAAAGCCAGCAATATTTATCGGTTTGCAGGAAAAGAAAAGTTGAATAATTGATAAAATACCATAACATTTGGATAATATACTCTAAGTTTTGCACACAATGTTAGTAAAATTAGTAAGGTGGGATGATGATTGCTATGTATATTAGCAGAATGAATAACTGCCAAATTCAGATTGTCCCCCTTTTTTTTATTAAACAGTTTTATGAGTAATCTGCAAAAAATAGGCGAAAATAAGCGGGGGAAACCCTTCCAAAAAGGAGAGGGCGGAAGGCCGAAAGGAATTCAGAACAAGAATACACGACTTGTAAAGGAGGTTTTTATTAATGTGTTCTCTGAATTACAAGACGACAAGAAAACTAATCTAAAACAGTGGGCACAAGAAAACCCTGGAGAATTCTATAAGTTAATATCAAAACTTTTCCCTATCCAAATAGGAAATGAAGACGGAAGCGGAACTTTTAAAGTAACTCTTAATCTGAATCAGTGAGAAACCAAATTATCTCTAACCTGTTTAACGGGAAAAACTTTAATGATTGTATTAACAAAATGGAACCGCGCCACTTGCGGGAAGATTTAAAACAAGAGGTAATATTGATCATATGTGAGCTGTCGGATGAAAAGTTAATGCAGTTACACAACGATAAAGCACTGGAGTTTTACACAGTACGGGTTTTACTTAATCAGATCAAATCAAAAACAAGTCCATTCGCTAAAAAATACCGGGGGTATAGCTATGAGTTAACACATGATATAGAAGATGAATTCTCAGACATAGCAAAAGAAGAACGCGAAGGGCGGGAAATGATTGAAGATATGGCCATTGAGGAAATAGATAAACTGTATTGGTATAATAAATTACTGGTCAATCTTTATTTGAAGCACGGCAATTATCGGGCTATTGAGCAAGAAACAAGAATACCCTTTTCAAGTTGTTACAAAACCATTAGAAGGTCATTAGATGAGATTAGGGAAACAGTAAAACAAATTACATGAAAACATTAAAAGCAATGTTCCAGTGGATTATTTTAATCTGTATTGGAATTGTGTTGTATTTGGGCTGGATTCATAGGGGTGATATTCATCCCGCTCATTCATTAAACAATTTTGAGATTATTGGACTTTCTCTTTGCCTTGCATTCATGTGGGTTGAGGTGTTAAAATGGGGTGTTACTAAGCCGTTTAATTGCGTTAAATGTATGACCGCTTGGATAAGTTTGTTAATCGGTTGTAGTCAGATAGGGTGGTTTGGAATAATATTTCTACCTGTTGGCCTTTTTGTTGGCGCAATGTGGGAAGCAATAAAAGATCGCTGGTTATGAGAATAGTAGCATTTGTAAATAATAATTCAGGACCATCTTATCACCGCATCATCATGCCATTAATGCTGTTGCCCGATACAGATGTTTATATTACCAACAACTTACTTGAAAAGGACTTTGAAAAAGGATGCGATATATTCATGTATAACAGGATGCTTCCAAGCCATTGTAAAGAAACAATTCAAAAGTTAAAACAGAAATATGATTTTAAAACCTGTGTTGATGTGGATGATTGGTGGGAGTTGGATCCTCACCATATTCTTTACCAGCTTTATCAGGATGAAAATGTAGCAGCGGAACAAATTGAACACATGGTGAATGCGGATTTTATTTTTACTACTCATGAAAGATTGGCAAATGAGGTAATGCAAATAAATTCAAACGTTTATATTCTCCCCAATGCTATTCCGAGGCAGGGGCAATTTGATATTGAAAGAAGGCCTTACCATTTAACCAGGTTATTTTGGCAGGGTTCAGTTACTCACGGTGAAGACATTGCGCTACTTAAAAGACCGCTGGATTGTTTAAACACGATAGCCGCTAAGATAAAAATGGTTATGGCTGGATATCAGGAGCAGGAAGATGAATGGTATAAAATGGTTCTTAATTATACCGCTAATACAAAACATCAGTATAAATTAATACCAGGGGCGCATGTTAATAAATATTACGCCGCTTATGCGGAGGCTGATATTTGTTTAATCCCTTTACTTAATTCTCCTTTTAACAGGATGAAATCAAACCTAAAAGTATTAGAGGCGGCAAATTTAGGGTTGCCAGTTATATGCTCAGATGTTCATCCTTATAAAGATTTGCCCGTGTTGTACGCTAAGGGTACCGGTGAATGGGTAACAACCATTAAAAGGTTAGTAGCCAGCAAAAAACGACAGAAGGAAGCGGGATCGGAGCTAAAGGAATACTGCGACACCTATTTTAATTTTCATAAGATCAATAAGGAAAGAAAACAAATATTAGAATATCATTCACAATAAAATAATTAATATGGCTAAACCAATATTTGTAGTAAGGATTAAAAAGCATTTACCAGAAGTAGAATTTGATTCATTGGCTAACCGTTTAAGAGATATGTTATATGATTACCACGTGTTCCTTATTAATCCAAACGATGATACCCAATGTAGAGATATAGAATTTCAATTGTTTAGCGATAAAGAGATTAAGCCAATAGATTTAGATCGCTTAAAAGAAATTGCAAATGAAGCCAGAAAATAAAAAGTTTCTTGACGATAACAGGCATTTTGTGGATAGTTATAAAATGAAAGATCCACCGCTAAAGATGAACGCCAGGGAGAAACAAACTTTATTCAATATTGTAAGAGACGAGTTCGATAGCAACATAAAAACAGACTTATGGTGTGGGCCATGTTTTCAGGCTTTCATTATCAACGCTTATATTTTTTATGATCAATATTTAAACAAGATTTAAACAAGATTTAAAGCAGGAACTGGCTAAGCAGTTCACATATAACATGAATACAAAAGAAAAAGCAATCAAGTTTCTCACAGAAAAAGTAGAGGGCAACGTAAGGTTTGCTTATGGTTCAGAAAAGGAAATGATGACACACCTTCTTTCGGGGGAAGTTACAATCCCGTTTACAGATGCTGTCAACTATGTAGCCGAATTGATTGGAGAGTGCAATCTCCCGTCAAGGCATAAGCATGGTGATAAAGTTTTATTTGGTATGCAACCTTCGGACGGTGGTTGGATATGTCCGATGACAGGAACAGTTACAGGGGTACATTTCTACCAAAGTAAGGTAAAATACGATTTGGAACTTGGACTTGATGAAGAAAAAACAAGAATTTATAACGTGGATTCTCTTTATGTACAACCGTTTTCAGAAGAGGCTTATAAATGCTATGCACTGAAATAAAATATTTAAACAATGAACCAGGAAAATAAACAATTCTTAGATGAGCACCGATTTGTGTATGATGAAATCATAAAGGCTGAAACCGCAAAAAAGGCAAATCTTTTTAAAACTGATCTGATCAGGATATTACGAGAAGAATTTTATCCAGGTTATGCCGTAACAGAAGATTGCGTTTCCTGTTTATTCGAAGTAGTTCGATTACTTTATACGAAATATGATCAATGGTTAAAGGAGCAGCAGGTTAAACCATTGCAACCCGTTAAAGTTCATGCTTCATTTCCAAAAAGGCAAAGAAAATGACAAACAACGAGCGCTATCCGGGGAACAACATACACCCTACCACTTTAATTGCACCAGGTGTTCTTATTGGTGTTGGAAATGTTATTGGACCTTACTGTATCATTGGATATCCCCCCGAATGGAAAGGCTTTGAAGAACATGAAGGGCAGGTGAGCATCGGAAATAATAATAGGATAACCGGGTTAGTAACTATTGACAGCGCTGTAAAGGATCATACCTACATTTTTGATAACTGTTATTTTATGAAGCACTCTCATATTGGACATGATGCTGTGGTTATGAACAATGTAACAATAAGCTGCGGGGTAAAAATCGGTGGACATGCTTTAATTCGTGAAGGTGCTAATATCGGACTAAATGCTGTTATTCATCAAAAGCAGGTAATAATGGATGGATGTATGATTGGAATGGGTGCTGTGGTAACGAAGAAACTTATTACAGAACAATTCAAGATTTACGCCGGTAACCCCGCAAAGCTGATAGGAGAAAATATTCACCATCCTAAATATGTATCAAATTGAAAGTAGCCTGCATCTTTTTAACGCTTGACCGTCCAATATTATCTATCCGTTGTATTGATCAGAACTTCCATAACAGCGGGTTAGATGCCGATGTGTTCTTAATAGATAACGGGAGCACACCGGAGAACCTTCAATTGATTAAAGATGCCTATCAGTTTACTAAAATACATTCTTTCAAAATAAATAAGGGAATTGCCGCCGCATTAAATAAAGGAATTGAACTTGCCTACGGATATGATGCTATTGTTACGCTCGCCAACGATATACTTATGCCGGACGGATGGTTAATTAATATGGTAGAGTATACAAGCAGAATACCCAATACCGGGATAGTTGGCATTCATTGCGTGGAAAACTTGCCGCCGCTGATCAATGGCGTTCACATTGGCGATCCGGTTTTTGGAAATGTATTAATTACCCGGGCACTATTGGATAAGATAGGAAGGTTTAATACCGATTTTGATCCGTATGGAATGCAAGATGCTGACTACGGGTACAGGGCCAAACAATCAGGGTTTGTAAACTATTACTTACCTAATTTAAAGAGTAAACACATTGGGCACGATGTAGGCGATATGACAGCTTACAGGCGGATGAAAGATGAAGGGCTTGCTAAGTCAAATGAAGTTTGGAGAATTGCACAAAAGAGATATGAGGAAACCAAAAATTATTTTATATGATAATATTCGCCTTTATTTTATGGATTCTTTACCACCTAAACGCTCCTGAATGGATTGCAATACTTGCATGGATTTGCCTTGCATTTAAGGTTTTGGGATTTGTACTAGACGTTTTAAAAGGAATAATCGAGAATTGACTAAAGAAATTACCTATACACGGCCATTCATGTACCCGTACCAGACAGGTATATTAAACAGTGAAGCAAGATTTACTGTAACGATAGCGGCTACCAAAGTAGGTAAGACAGCCTCACATATTGTTTGGTTATTTGAGCAATCCCTAAAATGCAGGGCCGGACAATCAGTTTGGTGGGTAGCTCCTACATTTGGACAAGCGAAGATTGCCTATAACCGTATGAAAATACAAATAAGCGATAGAAGTTTCTTTACTGCCAATGAAACAAATTTGGTGATTACCCTTGTTACAGGGGCAAAGATTGAGTTTAAGACCGGTGAAAAGCCTGATAACCTGTATGGTGACGATGTTTATGCTTTTGTATTCGATGAATTTACAAGGGCACGTGAACAGGCGTGGCACGCTTTACGTTCTACTATCACAAGCACAGGAGGCAAAGGAAAGTTTATCGGGAATGCAAAGGGTAAAAAGAATTGGGGTTACCGACTGGCAATGAAAGCAAAATCGGGCGTTGACCCTGATTATGTTTATTTTAAGATTACCGCTTATGATGCTGCTGATTCAGGAATGCTAACAAAAGATGGTAAGCCATTCATCCAGGAAATTGAAGCGGCAAAAAGAGATTTACCGGAATACGTCTTCAATGAACTTTATTTAGCGGAAGCAAGTGAGGATGGAAGTAATCCATTCGGGCTTAAATATATTGAAGCTATTTGCCAGCCTACACTTTCCATTGAGCCTGCAATTTGCAGAGGAATAGACGTTGCCAATAAGGTGGATTTCGTTTCTATTATCGGACTTGATAAGCTAGGGACAATGTCAGAGTATAGGAACTTCCAAAAGACCGGATGGCGACACACAATTGACACTATTAAATATCTTTCTAAAATACCAATGGCAATAGATAGCACCGGTGTCGGAGATGTGGTATTAAGCCAGATAGAAGAGGTTCATCCTGATATTGAAGGGTATATATTTAATCCTGCAAGCAAGCAAAGGTTAATGGAAGGATTGGCCGTTGCTATCCAACAGAGAAAAATAATGATAGCAGATGATGGGAATGTAGTAAATGGCACAGGGAAATTACGCCATCAATTAGAACAATTCGAAATTGAATATACACGAACCGGCGTTAAGTATAGCGCACCCGAGGGAGATCACGATGATGATGTTTGCGCCCTTGCTTTAGCATGGCATAAATGGCAGAATTCAAGCAAGCAAGGAAATTATTCGGTATGGTAATTTTGTTTAATTTTACAAGGTGCTAAGTCTCATCATGATAGTATCTTCAAAAGGTGTATTAATTTACCTAGGACACGAGGGGAAGAAATATGAAATTATTGGAGGTAGTAATGGAGAATTAAACTTAAGGCCAATTCCCTAAAAACAAACCTAACTAAAATATATTTATAAGTGTGGTTGATACTTATAAATATTGTTTAGCCTGCAAGCAATACTCTATTTCAGAGTACCGGTCTGCACAAACTTTCCTGAACAAATTTTATTTAACACCACAAGTTGAACCATTTAAAAAGAATGGTGAAATGTATGTTATTGTCCTTTACCATCTAAATTTTTCTGCCAATTGAGTATTAATTCCTCACAAGCAAGTTTATTAGCAAGCGGCTTTCTCGATAACATAGGAGAAGAAATTAAAGGGCTGCAGCCACGTGAAACATTAACTGAACTGTTCTTGATTGTTGGAGAGTTGATAGAAAAGGCGCAAACAAATCTAAATAAATCAAACAGCAACGCTTCGGGTAGTCTTTCGTCTTCAATACAGGCACGCGATCCAGTAAGAACAGGGAGCATCGTAAAGACTGATATTGAAATGAATTATTACGGTGAATTTATTAACAGTGGCGTGAGAGGAACTAAAACAGGGAGAGGTAAGTACGCTTTTAAAACGGCGTTCCCTTCAAAAAAAATGGTGGCCTCTTTGTTACAGGGGATGAAAAGTGCAAAACTAAAAACATTCAATACTTCATCACGAACAATCAGCGCCAATGAACAAAAGAATCGTAAAATATCTGACATCTCAAAGGCGTACGGGGCGGGTAGGAATATTAAAATGTACGGCATTGAGCCCACGAACTTCTTTGATAGGGCAGTAGCAATAACAACACAGGATATGCAGGATAGATTGGGAGCAGCATTAAAAATTGATATTATAAACAGTATAACATGACCATACAGGCAACACCGGCAGATTATTCAAGTGTACAGTTTGATTTGATTTACACAGTGGCAGAGCCTACTCACACGTCTGATCCGGCAACTTATCCAAATTATAAATTTATCGGCGATGTTTATATTGGGGGTGTACTGGTGGCAAGAATAAAAAAGGTGCCCGACCCTGCTACCGGTATAGGAATATTTAACGTAGGGCAAGTGGTGAGGAATTATATAAAAACCGTCTTTAATCCCGCTGCTAACGCTATTATCGCTCAGAAGATGGGAGACGGAGAATTTAGTGTGACTGTGACGATGGAATTCGGCGAGGAGTACGCCTACACGATGTATACTTCTTTAATTGTTGATTCCGCCAGGACGTTTTATAATAACTATAACAACCGGGTAAGGGGCGAAATAAGCAGTCTTTCTACTTTTCTGAATAAGGTAGTCACTTCACGCCCTGTCGTTACACCGGTGCGTGACGATTCAAGTTTCAACTTTATCTCTTATTTCCCATCCACTACCGTAAGTGTAGCCATTCAGATTAAGAGTTACAATTATTCTAATAGTTTGATTGCGACCTACAACACAACCTTTTCCCCGGATAGTGCCGGGCAGCTACATATCATTAATGCTTCAAAGGCCGCAATTAATGGAGTTAATCCAGGAATGATTAACGACAGCATAAAATATTATACCGTAAAGGTAGGCACCGACCTGTATCAGTTTAACTTAGAATGCGAACCTGTTTACCAGGTTTATACGCTACACTTCCTGAATAAATATGGCGGCTTTGAAAGCAAAGATTTCTCCAAGGTTTCACGAAAAACAATTGACATAGAAAAGAAGGATTTTGGAAAGCTCCCTTATACTGTTGATGCTTCTGGGGCGGTAAGTTATAAATCTTCCAATAATGTGTATAACGAAAGCAGGTCGGTTTATTCCTCTCAGTATAAGGAAAAAATGGTTTTGAATACTGATAACCTGACAGATCAAGAATATGCATGGCTTGGAGAATTAATTCTTTCGCCAATGGTTTATATGGAAGATGCGGGTTATTTCTATCCGGTTGTAATCAGTGAAAGTTCATACGAACCCAAAAAAAATGTGAACGACGACATAACGAACCTTACGATCAATATTGAATTTGGTGAACAATTAAACGCACAGTTCAGATGATAACAGAAGTATTTTTAGAAGGGTTCAGGGTTGATATAAGCGCGGACGAGAGCAGCTTATTAACTTACGCTATCGATGATATCAGGGATTTTGGATCACGTCAAACTGCGTTTTCAAAAACAATTGTAATACCTGGAACCCTAAATAATAATAAACTTTTTGGGAACATATTTGAACTAGGCAGTGGAAATTTTTATGATTCTGGGTTAGATAATGTCGGTTACAATTTCAATGCTTCAAAGGCCGCTAATTGTATTATGTTTCAGGATAACCTGCAGACCTTTAAAGGAACACTTCGCCTCTTACAAATTAATAAAGACAGGCACAATATCGAGTACGAGGTTGCACTGAACGGCGAACTAACAAGTTTATCTGTTGCGTTAAGTTCAGGGTTTCTTACAGACCTTGATTTTTCTGCTTATGATTTGTTGTGGACTGAAAAGAATATAGCGGCTAGTTGGGATAATATTCCGGGGAGTGGCGTGTACTTTCCTACAATAGATTATGGCACTTATTCCGCCAATAAGCACGATTGGGATATTAGAACTTTCAGGCCGGCATTGTACGTGAAAGAATATATAGACAAGATGTTTGATGCAGCCTCTTTCAGGTATAGTTCCGATCTTTTTAATACAGATCGGTTTAAGAGACTGGTAATCCCACACAATCAAAAGGTTTTAATGGGTAAGGTTTCCACTGTATTGACCTCCTCGATTACCGAGGAGCAGGTGGTGATAAATACTAAAATCGGAGATACTTCTGAAATTGTGCTTTGGGATAAATTCATTGCCGGCGGGTTCAGTTATTCTGCCGGGCGCTTTACCTATACGCAGCCGACCACACTTTTTACAAATATATCATTAAGGATTGACGGCACAAGAAAAGCAGCTACCAATGGATCCTTTTTAATTTCACTTCGAAAAAACGGAGTTGCTATTGCCAGCACAAGGATTCTTACATCTCCTATTACGACCGATTTTGGTTGGTCGGCGGCCGTTGGTGTATCTATTGCTACAGGAGATATTATTGATGTGCTATTTGAGTATGGCGGCACGGGCACTGAGGTTTATGTTACTGTCGTGCCATTTACAAATATGAGCATCTCTTCCAACGTTCCAACATTACAACCGGTTGATTATAACCAAACCATTACGCTTAACGATGCTATTCCTCAAAACATCCGGCAAGTTGATTTCCTTACTTCAATAGTAAAACTGTTTAACCTGTATGTTTATGAAAGCAAATTTGATGACCGACTAATTTATATAACTCCCTTTATAGATTTTTATTCAGAAGATGCGTCAAGTGGACTGGACTGGACGTATAAGTTAAACAGAGATCAGCCTGTTCAGATCAAACCAATGAGCGAACTGAATTCGAAGATTTACAATTTTAATTATAAGGATGATTCAGATTATTTTAATGACTTGTATAAAAAAAGATATAACCAGGGTTACGGATCTTACATATTCGATTCAGAGTTTGATTTCGCAACACAGGAAAATACACTGGAATTAATTTTCGCCTCAACACCCCTACTTGGATATGTCGGAGAAGATAAAGTATATCCTACCATCTTTAAGAGGTCAGGCACGGTAGAGGAAACAATAGATTCAGTTATACGCATTATGCAGACCAAAAAAATAATGACCGTTGCTGCATGGCAAATAAAAAATGGTGCTACTGTTTTAGGCTCTTATACCTCTTACGGTTATGCCGGGCATTTTGATTCTCCTGATGACCCCTCGAACGATTTAAACTTCGGAGTTTTAAATGAATTGTTTTTTGTTCTAGTGACAGGAGATATTACCAAAACTCAATTTAATGTGTATTGGAGCTCTTACATGGCAGAGATCACAGATAAAGATTCTAAGCTACTAACGGCCAAATTCTACCTGACACCACAGGATATTTTCAATCTCAATTTCGCTAAATATGTTTTTATTGATGGCGTCTTATTCAGGTTAAATAAGATCATTGATTACAATACAACCATTCCGTCTGACTGCACCGTAGAACTTTTAAAAGTAATAAACACAACATACACCTATACAACTTATCCGCCAGTTGCAGATACCTTCTACTGGCTTGCAGACGTAGACGAATATTTTATTAATTCAGATTCTTCAAAAATATTAACACAATGAGTGACGTACTAATAAAAGATTTTCCGGCGCTTACCGATGGGCAAGTAAATGATGACACCAAATTAATACCGTTGGGCATTGCGTCTACGGGTAAACTTTACAGTGGTACAATAGCGCAATTGAAATTAGCCCTTGCCACTCAAAAAGAAAAATATACAGCCACCGGATCAGAGGGAAGGGTGATAACCATTGGAGCGCTTGCCGGTAAGCAAATTCTTATGGTGGCCCGTGAGGGTTCGGTGATATACGAGGTTGATTCTTCACCTGATTCACTGGAGTTCGTTTGGGATTCAACGAGCATCACTACCGGCGTTGATATTAACGCAGGAGAAAGATTTTTAATTATATACAAGTCATGAATTGGAGCAAAATAACATTATTTAAGTTTCAGCAAATAGATCTGATCAATAAAAAGGATATCCCTGATATTGATAAAACACTGTTTTCCTGTTGTGCTGTATTTGATTATACAGAATTTGAATTAGATAACCTAAGTGTTAAAAAAGTTAGTAAATTAACCAAGAGAATAACTAAAGTATTTAGTTCACCCTTTGATACTAAAGTTTACAATAGAATCGGGAAATACCACATTGATTACGATGTTTCCAAAATGACATTCGGACAATATATTGAATTGTCATTTTTTTTAACGGCCCCAATTACAAATGCTCACTACATTTTTGCAAGCATTAGTAATATTCCTTTTAAGAAAAACAACTCAAAGGATCATAGGAAGAAAGCTGATTATTTTCTAACCAGGCCGGTGTCAAAAATAATGGGAGGGCTCTCTTTTATTATAAACAACTTCACTGCCTTCAATAAAGAGTACGCCAATTTATTTGGGCTTGATAAAGAGGTAAACGGAGACGTGCAGGCGGATGTTTTCAATAAAAGGTATGGCTGGATTTATTCTGCTTCACAGGTTGCAGAATATGAGCGTATCACTCAGGAGGAAGCGTACAATCTGCCAGTAAGGCAAGCCTTTAACGGCCTGGCGTATCTGAAGGCTAAAAATAAATATGAAACCGAACAATCAAAAAGAAATTAAATGGCAGATACAAAAATAGTAGCAGCCTCGCTGCAGGTAGATTCGGGGAATAGCAATGCTAATATCAAAGAGGTAAATAAAAATGTTGCCGATCTTAAGGGGAATTTAACGGCTACGGGCGCTACCCTAAAAGATACCAGTAAGGGAATTGAATCTACTGGAGGCGCATTCAGTAAACTAAAAGAGAAGATGGAAGGTTTGCCCGGCCCGTTGAGTGCTGCCGGGGAAGGAGTTAATAAATTAGGGACAGCGTTTAAGGCGTTACTGGCAAATCCTGTCGTTCTTGTTATTGCAGCGATCGTAGCCGGATTGGCTTTACTTTATAAAGCCTTCACGAACACCTTTGAGGGTGGCGAGAAAATGGAGCAAGTCTTTGCCGGAATTAAAGCTGCAGGTCAAGCGCTACTGGACAGCTTAGGGCATATCGCGCAGGCGGCTGTTGATTTATTTCATTTTGATTTTAGTGGCGCAGTAAGTGAAATAAAAGCTGTAGGGGATGCGGCGGTTAATGCGTATGGTAAGATGGCCGCACTGACAAAAGAAGCACAGCAACTTGCAAGAGATCAAGCCACCAATGACCTTGATCAGGCAAAAAGAGAACAAAGATTAGCAAAATTAAAAGCAGATGCATACGATGATTCAATCCCTGTAGCGAAAAGAAAAGCATTGCTAAAAGAACTACAGGCCGATTCTGAACAGAATGCCAAAGAAGATATTGCGCTTGCAAAAAAAATAGCAGATAACAAAATTGCTCAACTTACCCTGGAAAAAGATGGCTATAAAAAGAATTTTGTAGAAATTCAGAAAATTAAAGCCGACCAGGTTAAGGTAGAAACCGAAAACGCCGACGAACTTTTTCAGATCGGCAGGCAAATAACCAGGACAGAAAGGGAAGAAAATCAAAAAAGAAAAGAGGCGGCAACGGAAGCGGCTACTAAAGCAAAAGAGGCGCGTGAAAAGTTGGTAGCGTTTAATAACCAATTGATCAAACTACAGAACGAAAACGAACTGCTTACAATAAAAGACAGTTATGCCAAGGAGTTAAAGGCGCTTGAACAAAAGATTGCAGATGAAAAAAGGGCTAATGAACAAGCTTTTAAGAATCGCACATTAACTAAAAAACAATATGAAGAAATCAGTGCAGAGATAGACAAAAAATCAGACTTAGAAAAAGCGGACCTCCAGGATAAGCATAATAAAGAAATTGCTGATAAAGAAGCGGCTTTTCAAAAACAGCTTGCCGCCATTACAGGCAAAACAAAACTGGATGCAATCAAAGATCAGCGTGAAGCAGAGCGCGTGCAATTAAAGATTGATTATGAAACAAAGCTACAGGATGCCGTAACTCAATATAAAGACGATGCTGTTAAATTTCAGGCCATCAAAAACGCTCTTGATGATCAGTTGCGGGCAGCACAAGAAAAGTTAGATGAAAAGAATCGAAAGGAGGACGCAAAGAAAAAGTTTGACCTTGATGTAGCGCATCAAAAAACTATTATTGAATCTCAAAAGCACGATTTTCAAGATAAGTTAGATGCCGTAGCAAAAGAGCAAGCACTTGTGAAGAAGGCTTTTGACGACAAACTAATTACTGAACTCGACTATAACGCGAAAGTAGAAGAGCTTGCGCAGAAAAGAATTCAGATAGGCCAAATGGAAACCGATTTTAAGAAGGCACAAGCCAGTGAGGTATCTAATACTTTAAATGCCTTGGCAGATTTAGTCGGCAAACAAACAATTGCAGGGAAAGCACTAGCAATAGCTACCGCATTGATTAATACTTACCAGGGGGCCAGTGAGGCGATTAAGCAAAAATCAACCCTTCCCTCTCCTTTCGATGTGATTGCGAAGGTTGCCAATGTCGCCGCAGTGATCGGCATGGGATTGAAGACGGTTAAAGAAATTACGGCCGTTAAAGTTCCCGGTGGCAGCGGTGGCGGCGCATCTGTTTCCGCTCCAAGCATTACGCCTTCCGCTCCTATTGCACCGGTTCAGGGTTCAACAAAATTGGACGCGAATAGTTTAAATAAGATTGGTAACGCAACCAACAGGGCTTATGTTTTAGATAGTGATGTAGCTTCACACAGAGAAAGAGATATTCGATTAAACAGGGCAGCACGATTGGGCTAATATACCTGGAAAGGTTTTGTGTTTATTACCGTTCCATCTTTTTTTACGAAGGTAAAAAAGTAAAAATATCCGTCTGTGTACGTAGGGTAATCTCCTACATGATCATACATTTTATAAGCGCCGGTCACAGGTTTTAAAACTTCCCATCTTAGGGAATTCGGGGAAAGATAAAGGTCAACCTTTGAAACGGTTGCAGAATCAGAAACAAGGTCTACGTCAAATTCTACACTAGCATTTGCTCCACTATAAACTGGAAAGAATTTAACAGCGGTAACGGATGGCCCTGCAGTAGTTGTATTTGTGGGAACTCTTTCGTTAATCGGTTTTTTACAAGCAGCTAGTAAGCAAGCAAACAACAATAGTTTTTTCATTTCATTTTACTTAAACTGTCAATTGAAAAATTAACTGCATCTAATCTTTCCTGTAGTTGGTGAGCCTGACCGAAATATGCAGTAGAGCTATCAGCAAAAGATAAATCACGAGTTGATTTAGCACTATCCAAAAACATAGCTTCTTTATTTTTAGCTAAACTTATTTGATCTTTCAGGTCTTTCTGTTTATTCAATAGGTCTGTCATCGTTCCGTTGCTATTACAGCCAACTACGAGAATAAGTACTAATATTTTTTTCATGCTATAAATATAATACGCCTTTTCGGTTAAACGAAACATTTTATCTGAAAATATAATTATAGGTATGGAATTACCGATTTACAAAGCAGAGATTGACATTAATCCAAACTCTGATTTAGAAGTAAACTTTATTGGGCTGGTTGACCGGCCGGCTATTGAGCGCAATTTCCAGGCTTTTAAAAATAAAGCGCAATTTATCCTTAACGAAGAAAAAAGAATCATAAGCGGTCCTGCAATGATTGCCGATATGCCTATTTACCGCAGAGATGAAGAGCTAGGCGAATATTATGTTGTTTTTGATAAGCAAGCCATACGGTGCATTGTAGAAAAGTTCTCAGCTAAAGGTTACATGAAAAATTTTAATCTGTTTCATAATGATCAGGCAACGGTTACCGATGTAACAATTTTCAATTCATTTATTTCCGATGCCGAATTAGGTATTTCTCCGCTCAAAGGTTTTGATGATATCTCCGATGGAAGCTGGTTTATATCTGCTAAGGTTAATAATGATTACGTCTGGAATCAGGTTAAAGAAGGTGTGGTAAAAGGTTTTAGCGTTGAGGGTATCTTCTCTTATGTTCCAACTCAAAAAACGATGCTAAGCGCAGCTGATGCATTTGAGAGGATAGAAAAAATACTTCAACGTACTGATTTTGAAAAGTAGGTAATGTTTAAATGAAACATTTACCGGACATATATATTTAAAAGAAAGAACAATTTATTGTTATGACAAATCCTAAAGAAACTTTATTAAAAATAAAAGAATTATTCAGTAAAAAATTTGATGCGCCGGTGCCTCCAACACCGCCGGTTGATACTACTGCACCTGCAGATACTACAACCACACCGCCTGTGATGTTTAGTTGGGCAATCGACGGCGGTAATCCCGTTTATGTGAATTGTGCAGATGACGGAATGGAAGACATTGATAGCGGTGATTCTGTTTACGCAGATGAAGCGATGAGCGCGCCTTATCCTGATGGAGATTATAAAGTTACTGGAACCGACTTTGGCTTTACTGTTTCCGGCGGGGCTGTAACGTCCGTTACCGATCCTGATGCAAAAGGTCCGGGGCCTTCTATTGAATCAGGTGCAGCGGCTACACAGCCTGATCAAACAATGACCGCTAATCCCGAATCTTCTATTGAACAAAGGCTGGCAAATTTAGAGGCAAGGATTTCAAAATATGAAACTTCTGATTACGTAAAATCAGAAGAACTGCAGAAAGCTACATCAAAAATTGAAAAACAGGACGAAGTAATTAAAGGGCTTTTTGAGCTCGCAGAAAAACTTATTGAAGAACCAACAGCCGAACCGGTGACACTAACAGGAGTTAAGAAAGAGAAGTTTGATCGCAGCGCAAAAAGAGAAGAAAAGTTTCAATCGGTTTTAGACGCATTAAAAGAAGCAAAAAATAACAAGAAATAATTAACCCTATAAAAGAAAAAAAACATGGCCTTAGACGTAACAGCATTAACCAACTATGTGATTGAAAACGAGGATTTACTCATTGTAAAATCTTTGTTTGGCGGTAAAACCTCCGATTTAATTCGGAGCGAAGGAACCGTTATGACCGGCGTTAAGTTCGCGGAAAAAATCAATATTCTTGCCACTGATGCTATCTTTCAAAATGGCACAGGTTGTACAAGGGTATCAAGTGGTACAACCTCTTTAACACAGCGCCAGGTTACAGTGGGTGACATCGCAGTAGTTGAAGATATCTGCGTAAACACACTGAACTCAAAATACATGAGTAAGGCACTCGCTAATGGCAGCGATCCGAATAAACTTCCTTTTGAACAGGAATTCTCTAATCTGAAATCGGCCACTATTGCCAAGCAATTGGAAATAGCTATATGGCAAGGTGACACAGCTTCTGCAGATGCAAATCTCGCACGATTTGACGGATTTATTAAATTGATTGACGCAGCAGGAACGGCAGTAAACGGTAATCCTACCTCTATCGCAACGGCCACAGGTATTACAACAAGCAATGTAAAGGGCATTGTGAACGGTATGTGGCTTGGACTTCCTGCAGGTGTTACCGGATCAGATGACATTAGAATTTTCTGTGGATGGGATACTTTTAATAAATTTATTAACGCCTTCACAGATCAGAATCTGTTCAACTTTGCACCGGCCGGAAGTGAAGTAAGCGCTGCAAATGGAGTGGTAATTATTCCAGGCACAAATTACAAACTTACTGCAGTACACGGGCTTGACGGTACCAGCCGTTTATTCTCTGCACGCATGAGTAACTTGTTTGCAGGCGTTGATCTGGAAAATGAATATGAGCAATTCTCTATAATGGAAGATCAGTTTAAAGACTACCTGAGATTTAAAGCTCATTTCAAATACGGTGTAAACGTTGCTTTCCCAGATGAAATCGTTTCTTTCAAATTAGTTTAATTACCCGGGCGGCTAATAACCGCCCTTAATTTATACATTATGAGTTGTGCACTAACACAAGATTATTCATTCGGTTGCGATGTAGGTACAGGCGGCACCAAAGAACTCTATTTGATAGAATTAGATAATGTGGCATCAGTTACTGAAAGTTCAGGTACGCTAACAGCAATCACAAAAGTTACCGGCGCGGTATTCCGTAAATATCAGCTTGTTGCCGAAACAGCAAACTTTCAGGAGGACGTTGTGGGGAATAGAGTGAACGGCACTATTTATTATGATCAAAAAGGAAATATTGTATTAAATAAACAGCAGGTTGCTGTAAGGAACGAGATTTTACTACTCGCTAAAAACTATTTAATTGTAGTAATTAAAGACAATAACGATACTTACAGATTATATGGCCGACAGTACGGATTGAGACTGGAAACAGGCTCAGCAACAACCGGTACAGCGTGGGGCGATCGCAATGGATACACCTTGAATTTTACAGGTAAAGAGCCTGAACTTGCGCCTTTCGTTGATCCGCAGATAATTGGTACACTTCAAACCGCTCAATAACCCTAAGAATATACTGTTCAAAAAAGCGCCAAATATAGGCGCTTTTTATTTTTAGAAACAGATTGGCGCTTTTTATATTTAATAACAAGTGATACAGTTTAATCAATCAGATACAGCCGCAGTAATGATATTCACGCTAACAGAAAATGTGAGCCTTAATAACCCTTATTTTCTGTTTGTCTTTACGCATATCCTTACCAAGAAGAAAGTGAAATTCGTAAAAAGCTCAGGCGACGACGAAAGTAATTATCCAGAAAGGTATAATCAGTTCACGATAAATATGCCCGTTGTTTTTGATGGCGCTCCTATAGGCCAATATAACTATACTGTTTATGAACAGACAAGTAACTCGAATACAGACGAATCTTTAACAGGCGCTCCTTTGGAATACGGTAAACTGATCATCGATAGAACCACTCCTTTCACATTCACTAAATATAACGCGCCTACAACATACGCAACTTACAATGGATAGAATCACAAACGATATAAAGTTTTCTGCACCGGAACCGGATATTTCCACTAGTAATATCATTGTGTTGAAGTTTGCGGATTCTAAAATCCCTACATTCAGTGAAGCGCGCAACAAAGAGTACATTAAATACGGAGAAGATAATCTATACCCTGAGTACCTTAATTACCTGTACAATAAGAGCGCAAAACATAATGCAATTATCACAGGGAAGTCAAACTATGTTTTTGGAAAAGGATATGAAAATGGCGATATAATCATTAACAGGAGTAACGAAAGTCTTAATGATCTGTCAAAAAAAAGTATTACAGATATTGAGATTTATGGCGGCTACCGTCTGGAGATTATTTGGAATAAAAACAAAAAAGTTGCTTCAATTTACCATACAGACTATACTACTTTGCGTAAAGCAAAGGACGGCGGCTTTTGGTTTAAGCAAAGTTGGAAAGACACAAGAGAGAAAGAAATTTATATCCCTGCTTTCGATCCACATAATCCAGTAGGAAATCAAATATTTGAATACAACGAATATCGTCCTGGTATCCGGTTTTATCCCCTACCCGGGTATATAGGCTGCAACAATTACATCGAAACAGACATCGAGATTTCAAAGTATTATTTGAGCGCTATCCGCAATGGCATGATGCCATCCAAGCTGATCCAGTTTTACCAGGGGGAACCAACAGATGAGAAGAAAAAAGAAATCGAAAGAAGGTTTTCACAAAAGTTTGCAGGTGCCGAGAATGCCGGAAGATTTATAATGGTTTTTAATAGCGGTAAAGATAAAGAGGTCGATATTTCTGATTTATCCGCAAGTGAATTGGACAAGCATTTTGAAGGACTAAACAAAACAACACAGCAGGAAATTTACGCCGGCCATCTGGTTACATCTCCGATGCTATTTGGAATTAAGACAGAAGGACAATTAGGAGGTAACACCGAGTTGTATACTGCTTATTCTATTTTCCAAAATACCTACGCTAAACCAAAAGCCGCCGCTTTCGACAAAGAAATAAATTGGCTGTTGGGCTTCTCTAATTTCCAGTCAATATATGAATTACAGCCAACAGACCCTATCGGAGTTCAATTTGATGTGAAGGACGTGGTAAACTCCCTACCTAAGCAATTTGTTTTTGAAAATTTAGGTATTCCGAAAGAAATGTGGGGGTTAGAAAATATTGGGTCTGACAACAAGCCAACACCGACTATCCCCGTCGCACCTTCAAAAGTTGTAGGTGCTCCTGGTCAACCTGCAGACACTTCTATGGCTAATGAGAATATAAGGAACCTGACAGCAAAGCAACACCAACAGGTGATGAGAATTATCAGGCAGTATAGTAAAGGGCAGCTAACGGAACTGGCGGCCAAGGCCTTATTAAGAACCGGGTATGGTTTAAACGAATCGGATATAAATGATCTTCTCGGAATACAGCCTTTGGCCATGTCTTCAGATACAGATTACATAATTGATATGTTCGATTCTTGCGGAGATAATAAAGAAGATTTTGAAATTTTAAAGTCTAAAAAAGTATCATTCATAAGTGAACTGGAAGCCGAAGGGGATGAAGAAATTTATATTCAGGAAGCGTTTAAAACATACGACGTAACAGCAACCGAAGATCGTATAATTGAACTGATTAAGAAAGACGAAAGGATAACGCCTGAAGTGATTGCAACTACAATAGGACAAACAGTCGCTTATGTAAAAGCAAAAATTAAGAGTTTAACTAAGCGTGGATACCTGGAAGAATCAACACAACAGATAGGCACCGATGAAATTGTCCTAAGAAACATTCCAAAAAATTTGGATATAACAGCCCCTCCGCCAACAGGTAAAGCTCCGCCAACAGCTATTTATATAAAATATAGTTATGAAGGGCCCCAAGATAGCCGTAACCGGCCTTTTTGTGCAAAGATGATGGAACTGAATAGGCTTTACAGTCGGAGCGACATAGAGAAGATTAGCGAACGATTGGGCTATTCTGTCTTTGATCGCAGGGGTGGATTTTGGATGCATCATAATGGAGAGATAACGCCCTATTGCCGGCATCATTGGAAAAGCAATATAGTAATAAAGAAAGGAGGTAAAAATGTCGCTTAATACTCTTTTAATGAGTGATGACATGATAAAGGAACGAACCTCTATCCATGGCAATATTGATCCCAAATTGATTTATGCCGATATAAAAGTATCGCAGGATATGTTCATTCTTCCAATCTTAGGAACAGCCCTTTACGATCGACTGCAAGAGCTTGTAAATTCAAACGACTGGGCAGGGGCGGATGATTATAAAGATCTGCTGGATAAATATATTCTTGATGCACTTATGTATTACACCTTGGCTGAATTACCTCAAACATTAGGCTATCAATTTTGGAATAAAGGAATCGTAAGAAAGTTGGGAAGTGATACTGAGTTGCCAACAATGAGTGAGTTAATGGACATTTCAAATAAATACCGGGATCGTGCTGAGTGGTATGCCGACAGGTTAAGGAAATATTTGCTACAAAACGCAACTGATAAGTTTAAAGAATATTATTCGCCAGGCAACAGCATTGACACGGTCTATCCTGAACAAAAAAGTTTTTCTAATCCTATTTATTTAGGGGATATGAGAAATCCTTTTAACAACCCCGGCGGATTCACTGATAAACCTTATGGCCAATGAGTAAAAACATTTCAAAGAGAAACGAAGAAAAGTTAAAAATTTATTTAAAAAAGATTAATGACACTAAACCAGGTAATAAACAGGATAAAAGCAATAGCGCTGGCACACAAGCAGGTGCGCAATTTTCAGGTAGGATTAGTAAGTGACTTCTTAACAGATCACACTACTAAATACCCCTCTGTGTTTTTGCAGGATAATGGTGGAGTAATCAGCACAAAAGGACAGTCAACTCTAAGCTACCGGTTTTATTTCGTGGACGTTGTTGATACGAGTGAAAATACAAAACAAAATGAACAAGATGTGCAGAGTGACATGTTCAGTGTGGCGGAAGACATTATAACAGAAATGGGCGCAGGGAATTATACAGATTGGGTAATTAGCACCGAAAATAATGTTCAGTTTGTTGTTGAGGAATCAGACGAGCAGTATGCCGGTGTCATAGTTGATATATCAATTAGAAAAATGTTTAAACAAAATAGGTGCGAGGTGCCTACGAATTAAATTTTAAGGATGAAAAAGATATTATTATTTATTGTTTTACTTATTGGATATTTTACTTCATTCGCTCAGAATGACAGCACAAAATATGTGCATTATAAATTCCAATATGGAAGTTGGATGGATCGTTACCGGGCGGATAAAGTATTGATGTTGCCTGCAGATACATCTTATTCAAAAGATGGTATTGCTCGATTGAATGGTAAACTATTTCTTGGTGATGGAAGTTTATGGCACCAGGTAGCGCCAGACGTTTTGGCAACAGGAAATACATTTATTGTCAATAGTCAGGCTGCTATGCTTGCCCTTGACACAGCAAAGGTGGGTGACATCGCAATTAGGTCGGACAGTTCGAAATCGTTCATTCTCCAATCTTTGCCGTCCAGTACTTTAAGTAATTGGGTGCAGCTTTTATTTCCAGCTTCTGTTAACAGCGTTTTTGGGAGGACAGGAGTTATTACAGCGCAATCGGGCGATTATGACGCTTTCTATTTAAGTCCTGCAGATACGGTAGGGCGGTGGGTGCAAAATATTTATTCAAGAAATGACAGCTTGTTTCAGTTTAAAAACGGGGTGGAAACATTTATAAAATCCGGCCTATCTCAATCCACAGTAGATTCTATATTAGGAGGGTATTATACTAGAGCACAGGTGGATAGTATAGTAGCGCAATTTTCAAGCATTGATTCATCCGCTTACCACACTATAGGACAAGCAGCAGACAGTTCTTACTTTACTATTATTACTCCAGATGGAAGGGTAGATACAGTAAGGTTTGTAGGGGAAAGTGGAGGCGGAGCGGCTGATAGATTTGGAATTGAAGATAATACAGGAGTGCAGGATAGGTATATTAATATGCAGAGCAAAAAACTACAGATTGACAGCCTTAATCAGTTAAGCGTTACTGCCTATAATACAAGTTATTCAAACACTTTATACTTTGATCCTTCAAGGTATTTTACAGGGTTAAGTTCCAAATCAAGTCAGTATTCATCAACCGCTGATCTTGGTATAAATTCCGCCCATCCATATTTTAATATCAAGGTAGTAGATAGCTTGTACGGTCAAGGATATATAAATTCCAACTATTCAGGATTATCCTCTCTTGGAAAAGTTCAAATAGGATTTCAATTAGGCGGGCAGCATGGCAGGCAAATTTTAATAGACACAGGCTCAGTTAAAATAAATTACTTTAATGGAATTACAGGAGGGAGGAATGTAATATTTCCAAGCATCCCGTCTGCGGATCGGTACATACCCCTTTCAGTTAATAATCAATTCGCAGACAATACAGGCAATGTTCAACTATCTCAACTAAAAGTTACTACGAAATCCACCGATCCTACGACAACAGATATTGCAGACGGTTATTCAGCAGTATATAAAAATTCAACATCAGGGAATGTTTACCTATGGGCAAATATCGGCGGCACTCTTTACAAAACACAATTACTCTAATGAAACACATCTTAACTATATCACTTATTTTTCTTTCTTCTTACTCCTTCTCACAGGTAGTAGTAAAAGTACCTCAACAGGATATTTCAGGTAAACTGAATAAGTCGGATACAGCCGCAATGCTTAGTCCTTATGCACTTAAAAATAGTGTTCTTCCAGTAAGTACAGATTCTTCATTTAGTGCTGCAAGTAATGATAGTGTACCAACAGCTAAAGCAGTTCAAGGTTATGTTGAGAATCATTTGCAAACATTAGACTTTTTAAATGTTTTGGATTACGGGGCAGTTGCAGATTCATCTACCCTTAGTGCAGACGCTATCAATACAGCTATAAATATCCAATATAATAAAGGTGGCGGAACAGTCTTAATACCTCCCGGAAAGTACATTATTGATAAAGCTATAAAACTAAGAGATAATGTTTCACTGATTGCCACCAATGCAGACATTTATTTAAAGCCCGGAAGCAATGATTATATGGTCCGTAATTATGATTTTTATAACGGCAATAAAAATATTTCGGTTACGGGTGGCACGTGGCACGCGAACGGAGCTACCAATGGCACTTTAAGGCTTACTGATTCTACAACTTTAGACACTGATTATTATGGTTTTGGTTTTGTTTTTTGCAGGGTAAAGAATTTACTTGTTGAAAATCTTGAAATCGATAGCACCCAAACATGGGGGATAGGCCATTTTATTGGTAATTATGAAACGTTCAGGAATATTAAATTCCATCAGATGTTGTTAAATACGTTTAACGGGGATGGCATTAGTGGTTTTGGAGACAACTGTTTAATTGAAAACATTTCTGGTTATACGAATGACGACATGATAGGCTTTGTTGCAGGAACGAGTGGCGGATTTAGCAATCACGGATTTCCTACAGGATATTGGCCCACTAAACAAAACGTATATAATGTTACAATTAGAAACATAACCGGTGAGCTATATGATAGCGCACATATCGGTGTTGATTCTGCATATGCTATGAGGCTTGTCAGATTACACGCCGCAAACGGTGATACATTATTTCATGCGCATGTTAATGGAGTGAATGGGATAACTCGTTATGCTCCGATAATCATACAAACTACATACACAGGTTTTAACCCCGGTATGATTCAAGATATTTATATCAATGATGTAACCGCAAGGAGTGTAAGTAATCAACCTTCTGCATATTTAAGGAATGGGTTTATAAGAATTGACGGTGCTAAAAAAATGAGAAACTTGAATATCTCTAACGTTACGCGCTATGATACAATAGGTAATTATCCGCTCATTGGGATTATCAATTCTGAAATAAAGAATATCAATATCACTAACTTTTCAAACTTTTCTACTTCATCACAATTGATAAATGATTCAATCTCTGTTGTAAAAAATGTCAATATTTCAAATGGAATAAATACCGATACCACTCTCACAGCGGCCGTACCAATTTATAAGAAATGGAATCTAACAGATTCACTTACTTTTTTAAGTGTAGTAAATGTCAAGAATAACATTACCGATTCGGCGATTAATAAAAATTCTGGCGCAAAAATATCTTTAAAATCAATTGCTTTTCCTGTTGATACAGCTAAATTAACAGGTAAAAGTGGTGATGTTGTTTATCAAAAAGCCTTTGGGCTTGTGTATTATGAGAATGGCAAGTGGAATTCTAACATAACCGGTGGTTCTGTTGGTAATGCAGATAGCTTAGGTGGTTATCCTGCTTCTTCTTATTATATAAAAACGGCTGTAGATGCTCTGTTGTCTGCAAAAGCAAACGATAATTCAGTTGTCCATAATACTTTAAATGAAAATGTTGGTGGAGTAAAAACATTTACATCAAATTTAATAGTTAGCGATGGATTGGGTATCACAACCATAAGCGGTGCATCAGTAATATTTAATAGATCGGCGGCCTTTTTTGCAATGGCGAGCGCTGGCCAAGTATTTAATATACAGGCCGATGAGCTTCTTATAAGGAATAGAGCGCTAACTGTTACTATGGCCGATATTACTACCTCAAATGCAATTTGGTCTGTAAAAAATAGATACACGGCCAACCCGACCATGACATCAGCGGATAGCCTTACCATGACCGATAAGAAGTATGTGGACAGCGTTTTTGCAAATGTAGGGGCAAGTGTAGCAAGTGCGTCCGCCATCACTCCAACAGGTAATACTTTTCATGTAACCGGAACAATTACAATAACAAGTATTACAGCAACAAACGTAAAAGTGGGTTCGGTAATAACCATAATTTTTGATGGGTCACTAACCTTCACGGATGGGAATAATTTAAAACTGGCAGGCAATTTTACGACATCTGCCGACGCTACCATAACACTTAGGTATGATGGAACCAACTTTTATGAAATGTCACGAAGTATAAATTAATGAGATACCTTCTAACCATATTACCCTTTTTCTTCCTGCAATCCTTACAGGCTCAAATCACCGTTAACGCAGGTGCAGATCAAACTATTTACCTGACTGAAACAAATCAGGTAACGCTTGTAGGCACTACTAACCTGTCATCCAGCCTGTGGAGGGAAGTAAGCACAGACTATATGAGTGGTGCAAGAATCGCTAATGCAGGAAGTTTAATAACAACGGTTTCAGGTTTACCACAGGGCGTTTTTTATTTTGAACTATCCGTGACCGCGGCGGGTGTGACGTTGAGAGATACTATGAAAGTAACAGTGGATTATGCACCTGCACCGGGAACTTTTCTAACCTCAATTCCCATCTCAAATCCCAGTTTCCAAGCGATTGTTAATCTAAGGGATGATACTACCTCTTACTTTGGCTATGATGATACGCACAGTTATTTTCCTATGCAAATTCAGGGTTCAAATGTTCGTTTATATCTTGAAAGAAGTCACACGCCGGGAATGTATGTTGATGCCCAAAAAGGGAAATTATATAACACTTTACAAGATGGTTACGCATGGAACGGCTCAACCTATGACAGAAGCCAACTTACATTCGGCACTAACGCCGCTGCTATGCTCGATACGAATAAGATATACTGTTTTGAATTAAAATTTTATTTCCCGCAACCTGTAGCAGAAAACATGGCAACTATCGGAAGCCCGGATTGGGGAAGATTTGCTGTGTTTGGCATTCATGGAGATGATGCAGTTTCAGGGGACGTGTCTATTCAGGTAGCAAGGGATTCCGTTTGTTTTTATGATGGATATTATGCTGTTCCCGATCCGCGCAGGTTTATAAAACTAATCTCAACTGCTGACTGTTATAATAAGACGCACACTTTTAGACTGACAATAAAAGAAGGCGCAAACTATTCCGGCCAGGATGCTTTTGTAAAAGTAGAAATTGACGGTGTACAAAAATACTATCGCAATTTCGGGCAAGTAGGAAACACACTTCAACGCGACTACCCAAAACTTACCGGGTTGTATGACTACAATAATTTAATAGTTAACCCTTTAAATCTCACAAGAAACAAAAAATTTTCGCTGGTTACGGAAGCCTTTAATTGGTACGTCTTATCCGATGCAACGGCACCCACGATTTCAGTTTGTGCAGATCAAACAATAACTGTACTTAATACGACTGTTTCGGCGAAGGCAACCGGGCAAAATGTAGCTTACCATTGGTCTGAAAAAAGCGGCGGAAGTGCGACGATAGTTTCACCGGATTCAGCGGTTACGGATATTACAAATCTTGCAACTGGTATTTATATTTTCGAATGTACAGCGACAAGTAACGGCCAAACGGCGAGCGCAGATGTTACGGTAACAGTCTCAACTGTTCTATCGGTTCCGACACACGTAAAACACATCCCAAAAAAGAGGCAATTTTCTATCGCGGTAACAAGTGATTTAAAGGTCAAGATCACCAGTGATAGACCGCAAAACATGAACGTTTATTTGTACGATGTGCAAGGAAGAAAACTGGAAGAGAAAAGTATTTTTCTTTTAGACGGCGATAATTATGTGCAGTTTAAAAAACCTGTGAGGGGGGTTTATATTTTAATGTTTCAAAACTATTTTATTAATGAACATCAAGAAATACTTGTACAATGAAACTTTTTACAATCGCAAAAATATTGGTGTTCGCGCTTGCTTTATCTGCTTTCGCGTACATTTTTTACGAACTATTTATTAATACTAAAATTTAAATTATGAAACGAAATCCTTTAGCTTTTATTGGAGTATTTGTAGGACTTGCCTTTATCTTTTTTCTGGTAACGCGATTTGCTTATCTGCCAAATAACTTCATCCAGCGCAATCATATTGTTCTTGGATTTATAAGCGTTGCCATTGCAGGGGTAATTTTCGGATTAAACTATCATCCCGGGAAGAAAAAATAATTGCTAACCAACTAACAATTTTATGAATGAAAGATTTACTGATTGCTTTGTTTTCCGGGAGTGTTATAACGTATGCTTTGGGATGGCTGGCCGGAAGAAAAAAAAGTAATGCCGATTTAGAAGGCAAACGTTTGGAGAACCTGGAATCCGCAATAGAGATTTATGAAAGGGTGCACGATGAATTAAAGGAGCAATTAGAAGTTCTTTCTGAAAAATGCACAAGATTAAGCACTCAGATCGAGCAACTGCAAACCGAAAATAAAAGCCTGAAAGATGAAATCCATATCCTTAATAATAAACTAAATAAAAAGACATGACACTGCAACTTATTTTACAATTCTCTTTTATCATTTTAGCAGCAATTTGTAAGGCTTTGGTAGATACTATTGCCTTCCATAAAGGAGGTGTTTTCAAAAGCAAATTCTTTGATATTAATACACAAGGGAAATTCTTGCCTCTTACTAAATATCCATTAGATGGATTTCATTTGGCAAACTCCTTTATGTTATTCTTTTTTATTCTTGGAATTACCGGATTTAACTGGAAACTGGCGGCTGCGGGGGTGCTCTTTATTGCAGTATTTAACCTTTTTTGGAATCACATTTTTAATAAAAAAAATAAACAATCATGAAAAATTTAAACTGGTATTTAATCAAATCAATTTTTGTTGAAGCATTCGCGGGTGGCCTTTTTTGGTCTTACGGACACCATGTAACGGGTGGAATCTTCTTTGTCAGTTGCGCTGCAACCTTCGCTTATGCGCTACTTAAAAAAATAATTCAATGAAAGAAGCAATAGACATTATAACCGGCGGTAAGACGGCAGGGTATTATTTGGGAAACGGATTCTGGATAATATTTGCTGTATGCATCTCGCTGTTAATATTAGTCCTCAACAGGAGCAAAGATTCTTCAAATACTCCAAAACCTTTTAGCTGGAAATTTTTTCTTTTAGATAACAGTGTACGAACTATCATAACTATGATGTTCGGGGTTATTCTATTACGTTTTGCACCGGCAGGAATTCCGGCTGGGTGGATGATCGTAATAGGCTTTGGGCTTACGTTTGGGTTTGATCAACTAATCGTTCTTGCTGTTAAGTCAGGAGATATTTTACCGGAAGCGTTGCAAAAAATTCTTGAATCGAATAGACAAAAATACATGGCAAAAAATGAAAATCAACAGCCGTAATATCTTCTACATAGAATTATTGATAGGCTTATTAGTAGGCCTGTTGATAGGTTCATGCACGACCTCAAAAAAGGCCGTGAATATTAATAAGGTTCACTCCGATAGCACAGTTTCTGAAAGCAACACGGGTAATAAATTAGTATCAATCGACAGTATCAGTACAATTCTAAAAAGTGCCACAAGCATCAAAGAAACAAACATTACTTATACACCTGTTGAAGTGGATTCTTCTGTAATGATTGCCGATTCGTTTATAGTAATCAAGAGCAGCAAAGGGAAAAAAATTGTGTTTGTTCCTCACATTAATATTAAGGAAACCGGAACCAAAAATAAACAACAAGATGTTCATCTGCAGAAAAAAGACACATCCTCAAATCAAGCAGTTAAACAGGTTGAGGTAAAAAAAGATGAAAAGATTGTAAGCAAACAAAAGTTTAAGATTGGGTTTAATTTATGGTGGTTGCTATTATTAATCCCGGCGCCATTGCTTTTTAAAAGAGTAAGACTTTTTATAAAAAACCTGGTTTTCGTTTAGGATTGAAATTTTATTTAAAATAAAACCTTTCTGTAAATAGGTAAACAGAATTAAAATCATGAGAGCAAAATTTAAAGTAACAAACGTAAACAAGTACGATGGCGTTGAACATCTTGAATTTGCGGCCATTGGCGCAAACAAGTATGGCGAAAATGGTGAAAATGAAGATAATGATTTTGCAAGATGGACGCCTTCAGGGAATGTAAAAATCAGCGTAACAAATCCAAATCTTTTTGACACTTTTAAAGTAAATGAAAATTATTATTTGGACTTTACAAAAGCAGAATAAAAACAAAAAACCATGTTTCAAAAATGTCCAATTTGTGAAGGTAGCGGTCAAACGTACAGCGCCTTATGTACAGCGCCTATTCAGTGCAGAACATGTATGGGTACAGGAATTATTGATGAAGTAACCGGTTTGCCGCCTTACAGTGCCGGAAGTGCTACTGTACAATTTGAAAATATAGTATTTGGGCCGCCGCCATGTGATCCCATTCCAGTTGCTGATTTCTCTTTATACAAGCCGCCTGCTAATTTTAAGGTCATAAGTTAAAAAAATAAAAACTTATGTATCAGGTAAAAGTATTTGTGTGCACGTGCTCGCAATGTAAAGGAGTAAAAAATAAGCGTCATAAGGCACGCAAAAAGATCAAACGGATGATTAACAAAAAACGACGCAAGATGAAACTTGGGGAGGTTTATAATTTTTATTACGCATGAACAAAGAAAAAGAAAAACAAATTTATTTCTTCGCCTTACAAAAGGTGGCGACTGTTCAGGAATTTATTAGCTCAATTCCTGAACCCTATGGCTCTATTGGTTTAATACAATTATACGAAGCTATTAAAGATAGAAAATTGGAAATTCTAAACTGATATGAAAACAATATTAGATACTGATTGGGCATGAATATCATTTGCAAAATATTCGGGCATAAATGGCTGTATTTCGGCCTTTTTAAAAGGCAATGCAAAAGGTGTAAAAATTTTCAATCAAAAACAACCTCAAAACATTTTTATAGAACGGTGAATTGGAGATAAAAAAAATATTATGGCAGACTTTAAAATAGCATATCAAAAAACATCTGTAGTTGAGGGCGGTTATGCAAATAACCCTCACGATTCAGGCGGCGAAACATGGGAGGGAATTTCCAGAAATAATGAAGTTAATTGGATTGGATGGGATATTATCGATCACTACAAAAAACTCCCCGGATTTCCGGCTAATCTAAAAGCAAGTACAGAACTTGAAAACGCTGTTCAGGCTGTTTATAAAAATAATTATTGGGATGTGCTCAATCTTGATTTGATTCAGGATCAGCGTATGGCCAATGAAATTTATGATACTGGCGTAAATATGGGAACCGGGCGGGCGGGGATCTTCTTTCAAACAGTCCTCAATGTTTCTTCCAAAACACAATTAACCTTAGACGGAAAAGTGGGACCTAAGACAATTACACTTTTTAATTCCCTTTCTGATTCTGATAAATACATGGTTTGGAAATTATTCAACTGCTTGCAGGGCGAAAAATACATTTCTATTTGTGAAGCAAATCCTTCACAGGAAATATTTATGAGAAGTTGGGCAAGTAGAGTATTTGAAAATTAATCTTTATGAAAGACGCATCTGGCTGGTAATCTTTTTGCCGCCGTTTTTACTTGAATTTTAAACTAAATTTTAAACCTGTTTAAATTTATTGAGTGAATCGGGAACCCGGCGGCGAATGGCCTGCATATTATGCGGGCTTTATTTTTTTGGCCTATGGCATTATCTTTATAAATAAACAACTATGGACATAGCCCTTACAATTAGAGAAATCCCCTTTCAAGTAACCTGGGATGAAAAAACAGAAAAAATTAAAACAAGTTTTGCGATTAACGAAGATTCAAAACTTATTGAGATAAAGAAAAAGAAGTTTTATGTTACCAGCATCACAGATTTGCTGAACAGGTACAAAACAATTGAGCTACGTAAATATACCCTTATAAAAAAAGATAAAATAAATTCAAAATAATGGAAAATAACTTGTCAAATTATTTAAACTTCTTAGATTCAGAAATAGAAAAGGCCAATAAGTTTGGGCGGCAATGCCAAAGAGAAGATTTTGATTTTAAGAGTGCTCAAATATGGTATTGTATCGCAGAAGCCTTTAAGGTTGCAAAAGAAAAAGCTACAGAATTATTAAAATAAAACCTGATTAAACCCAATCCCCTTTTTTGTACAGTTTATATAAATCTCACTAAGGCTTTTTAAGTTTCGCTCTTTCTCCCAGTGTCATCAATTTTGCCGGCTCTCTTTTAAATTTCTTGGGAACTGGAATCTCGGGAACGCGGAAATTATTCTGCTCATTAAAGACTTCTTTTCTATCTTCCAAATGGTTTAAACTTTCTTCTGCTATCATTACGATGTCAAAATAAATTACTCTTCCTGCACCGTTTTTTTGATGAACTCTTTTGCGGTAATCCAGGTAAACAAAATCTATTTCCTTCCGCGGATCTTCTATGATGTACTCCTTTACGTCTTTATTTTCCAGTTTTATGGTCAGGCGGTAGTGGGGCATAATACAAAGATAATTAAAACCCGCCTTCTGGGGATTAATTAGAAAAATATATCGGTATTTAAAGAGACAGGTATTTTTACTATTTTGTAAGTAAAAATACGGATTATTATTTTGTAAATTTATCTTTTTTAGTATATTTGCGTGTTATTAATAAAAAAATCCCGTTAGGTTCGACTAGCCTACGGGATGAGAAGCATTGAATAATTTGATTAACAGAGTGCAAAATTAGCATCCAATATCCAATTTACCAAATCTTTCTCCTTTTTAGTTTTCCCAACTGATTTGTTTTTTATGCGTAACCTCTATAGCTAAAATGGTTATAGTGTATTTTTTAATGCATTAAAAAAAACAAGAAAATGCAATTATTAATTTTTAAGTACGCGAACGAAAATCACTTAGATGATTTAACCACTGTTGAAATTGACGGTGAAGTATGGTTTGTAGCTCCAGATGTGTGTGCCCTATTGGATATAAAAAACGTATCCGATGCTGTGAGCAACCTTGATGATGACGAAAAGCTGGTATCGGAGATACCGAGGGCAGGTCAATTAAGGAAAATAAACCTAATAAATGAAAGCGGGCTTTATGCTCTGATATTCAAAAGCAAAAAAGATTCAGCAAAAAGATTCAGGAAGTGGATTACAAAAGAAGTCATACCGTCCATTAGAAAAAGCGGAAGCTATGGCATTAACCGTGCAGAAACGCCAAACTTTGTAATCAGATATAATGAAAATTGGGGCAAAACAGAAAGAGGGTATTTCTCGGTTATTAGTGAACTTTATGTAAGGCTGTATGCCAAATTTGAGCATTTGGGCTATCAAATACCGAATAAAGCACTTGACGGTAAAGAAATGCGCCCTGATAACAGTGTGGGACGACTTTTTTCAGACTTCCTAAAAAAGTATTATCCGGCAATATGTGATGATTACAAAATGTATGATCATTACTTCCCCAACATTAATTTATCTTTTCCGTCCAGGCAGTATAAAAATGAAATTCTACATTTATTTATCAAATTTGTTGATGAAGTTTGGATTCCAAATCACGCCGAAGGGTATTTCAAACAAAGAGATACAAAAGCCTTGGATTATTTACCAAAGCTGCTAATGGCTTCATAGAATTAAATTAAAGCGGATTGGTCATCCGCTTTTTTATTTATTTTGATCACAGCCCGAAAATTGATTAAATACGCCAGCTTTGATCACATGGTGTAACTAAGTGCTCAAAGTAAGTTCCAAAATGGAACTATCCTATAAGTTTACTTCCAAACCTTATCCATTTAGGCAATCATAATTTTATATAGATTTATAAAAAGTTCTATACCGTTCCCGTCCGGTGTACT